TAGTAATCATTGGTTGTTCCTTTATGTTTTTGGTTGTCTTAATTCAATCTACCATCATTAACAGGTAATGGTCAATAAAAAAGATAAAAAAAGTTCATTTAAATGTTGTGCGTAAAATTCAAAAGAACGATAATTAGCGCAACGCTATACCTATGCCTAGAATTTGGAATTAAAGCCTCGCTCAAAAAGTGGGGTTTTTTACGTTTAGCCTACGCAAAATCTATCGGTAACAGAAATATTTAAAACTAGAGATTTAGGCGAGAGGCTATTGATTGAGGTGAGCATGGACGAAATTATAAAAATCAAAGAAGTTTTAGAGAACGGTGACGAATTAGCGTCAGATATTTTTTCACAACTTATTGATCAAAATTATAACATCGAAGAGATCAGCGAGGTCTTAGCAAAATTAGGTGTGATGCTTGTAAGCTATGCCGAAATGCAAGACGAACTTTTTAACACAGTACACTAGAGAACATCCTTAATGAAAGGCTTCTCATATGGCACGAAGATTAAATCCAAAACATGACGCACATACTAGGGATAAAATAAAGACTAGTCAGTTGGTTAATAGATTGAATATGTTTGCAAATAATGATCCTGACCCACAGTCGGGCAAGCCAGTTCAAATGAGCAGAGATCAAATTACTGTGGCCCTTGGATTGTTAAAGAAAACACTTCCTGACTTATCGAGCGTGGAGCTTTCGGGTGAGGTGGATCACGCAATAGACATACAGATTAAATTTGAATGACTGAGTTTATTGTTCCTGATGTTTTTAAACCATTGTGGGAAAAGAAGGGAAGATACAAAGGTTCGTGGGGTGGTCGAGGTTCTGGCAAGTCTCATAACTTTGCAACCATGCTGGTTATAAGGGCGGCAAAAGAAAAAGGCTTCCGTGCAGTGTGTGTTCGAGAAGTTCAGAAGTCGCTTAAAGAAAGTGCATTGCGATTGATAGCTGATACGATTGAACGGCTTGGTTTGGGCAGTCGGTTTGATGTTCAAGCAACACAAATAAAAACGCCCGGCAGCGGCTTGATCGGTTTTGTCGGTATGCAAGACCACACTGCGGAAAGCATAAAATCTCTGGAAGGTTATAACGTAGCTTGGTGCGAAGAGGCCCAGACATTATCGGAGAGGTCGTTAGAATTATTGAGGCCAACAATTCGCGCTCCCGGTTCGGAGTTGTGGTTCTCTTGGAATCCTCGAAACGCAAGCGACAGTGTAGACAGATTACTTAGAGGTCAAGAGATACCAGAGTCCTCTATCGTTATTAAAGCAAATTACCATGACAATCAGTTCTTCCCAAATGAATTAGAGGAAGAGCGTTTATTCGATAAGAAGAATAACCCAGACCGATATTCCCATATTTGGGAAGGTGAGTTTGAGCCACAAGCAATTGGGGCAATTTGGAACAGGCAAGTTATTCACGACAATAGGCGTGATAGTTACCCTGATGATTTAGAGCGTATCGTTGTGGCAGTTGACCCAGCGGTAAGTGATACAGAAAATTCAGACGAACATGGAATCGTGGTATGCGGTGTTGACGGGAATGGTCATGGTTACTTATTGGAAGATGGTAGCTGTCATGGATCGCCACACCAATGGGCAACAAGAGCCGTTGCAATGTTTGATAAATGGGAAGCGGATCAAGTCGTTATTGAAAAGAATCAAGGCGGTGATATGTGCCGTCATACGCTACAAACGATAAGGCGAGGACTGCCAGTAGTTGAGGTTCACGCCACAAGAGGCAAGCACGTTAGGGCAGAGCCGATAAGTGCGCTGTATCCTGTAAATAGGATTAGCCATGTGGGAAGTTTCCCAGAGTTAGAAGACCAGCTTTGTTTGTTTACGAGCAGTGGCTATGAGGGATCAAAGTCTCCCGACAGGGCTGAAGCAATGATCTGGGCGTTTACAGAATTGTTTCCCGGCATGACAACTGAGCGTGGGAAACCAACAGAAGAATTTTATAACTACGCCCAAGAGGGTGGATGGTTAGGAAGCTAATGGTAGATGTAACAGACGAAGTAATCAAAGATGCTCAAGATCGTTTTGCTGTATCGCAAGAAGGCTCTGAGGCCAATCGTGAAGACTATTATGCCGATTGGAAGTTCTCAAGATTAAACGATCAATGGCCTGACGCTGTTAAAAAGCAAAGACGGCAAGAGGGTCGTCCAGTTCTCGTAATAAACAAACTCCCAGCTTTGATACGGGCAGTGGTAAACGAGAGCAGACAAAATAAACCATCGATGAAAGTTTCACCTGTAGACAACGGGGCAGATGAGGAAACGGCACAAGTTATTGGTGGTTTGTTAAGATCAATCGAGCGAGTATCTAATGCAGATGTAGCTTATGACACTGCGATAGATCATAGTGTAACAGGTGGCTTTGGCTTTTTCAGATTGAGCATTGATTGGGCAAATGAAGATAGTTTTTCTTTGCAGGCAAAAATTGACCGCATACCGAATCCATTGATGGTTCACTGGGACACAAGCTCGACAGCGTTTGATGCGTCTGATTGGGAGTACGCATTTGTCTCTGAGTTTATGAATAAAAAGGAATACAAAAAGATTTATCCTAAAGGCTCGATGATTGCCTTTGATGGCGATACGAGAGATGACAGCGCAGAGCAGTGGATCAACGATGACCATATTAGAATTGCGGAGTATTGGCTAAAAGAAGAAAAGAAACGCAAGCTCTTGCAGATTGCTGTTATGAACCCTCAAACTGGGCAAATGGAGACGCAGGCCGTTCGTGAAGATCAGCTTCCAATTATGGCAAAGAAGTTCTTTGAGGATGGTGGCATTGATATGACCGTCCAAGGTGGTAGCGATGAGGAGTTAGTCAACGCATTTATTTCCGCATCTGGTATTGAGGTTAGGCAAGAGCGTGAATCGATGTACCATGATGTCACAAGGCGCATCATAAATGGCGTTGAGGTTTTAGAAGAAGATAATTGGCCGGGATCAATGATACCAATTTGCCCTGTCTGGGGTGACGAAATATTTGTTGATGGTAAGCGCACGTTCAAGTCAATGATCAGAGATGCAAAAGATAGCCAGATGATGTTTAACTTCTGGCGTAGCGCATCTACTGAACTAGTAGCATTAGCACCGAAGTCACCTTGGGTCGGGCCGAAGGGTTTTATACCAAAGGGGCAAGAGGCAAAGTGGGCAAGCGCAAATACCCGTTCGCATAGTCATTTAGAATATGACCCAGCCGCAGGCGGTGTCCCACAGCGTCAATCATTTGCTGGTGTGCCAGCAGGAGCATTGCAAGAAGCAATGAACTCTAACGATGATATGAAGGCAATCACGGGCATTTTTGATAGCTCATTAGGTGCAAGATCAAACGAGACATCTGGCAGGGCAATTCTAGCGAGGGAGAGACAAGGTGACGTATCAAACTTTCATTTTCTTGATAACCTCAATCGTGCTATTCAGTATGCTGGTAACTGTCTCCTAGAAATTATCCCAAGCGTATACAGCCCACAAGAGACCATTCGTATATTGGGCGAGGATCGTGCTGAAGAAGTTATAAACCTTACACAGCAGGCTGGTGGAGCTTACCAGAAGGGTCTCAACGGAGAGAAAGCGTTATATAATTTATCTGTTGGTCGTTATGACGTTACTGTTTCCAGTGGGCCAAGTTTTGCAACGCAACGCGAAGAAACCCGTGAGACACTCATTGAGATTATGAAGCAAGTTCCAAATGCAGCGGCTTTTCTTGGAGACAGTTTATTAGAGCATATGGACTTTGTCGGCAGTGATAAATTAGCAAAACGCCTAAAGCATTTGTTACCGCCTGAGATGAGGCAGGAAGAGGAAGCAGACCAAGAAGGTCAGAATCCAGAAGTTATGGCAATGCAACAGCAAATTGAGCAAGCCAAAGTTCAAATGCAAGAGCAACAGCAAGTCATTGCCCAAGAGATGCAGAAGCTCCAAGCTGAGAACGAGGCGTTAAAAAATCAAAGTCTAACTGACGTACAAAAAATGGAATTAGAAAAAGCCAAAGTAATCCATGAGCGAGAAGTTGACGCAAAGATTGCTGAACAAAAAGACCGTGAGCTTGATCTCAAAGAGATGGAGTTAAACTTAAAGGCGGCTCAGGCACAAAGTGATTTCGATCTAGAAGAAATTAAAATGACAACTGACCGCAAGAACCGTCTTGATGATCTGGCAAGTAAAGGGTTACGCAACGCAGATGACGTTGAAGAAGATAGGCGTATTGCATCAGAAGCTGTCGAAACAGCAAAGCAAGCGCAAGATACTCAAATGGCTTTACTTGCCCAAGCTCTTACCGCACCGAAACGAATTGTGCGTGATGAGAATGGTCAGCCTGTGGGTATGGAAACGGTTATCGAAGAAGCTAACTAATGTGGGGCGCATCGAAGTGGGGCGTTTCTCGTTGGGGTATGGAAACGTCAACAGTTGTCGGTGCTGGCGGTTGGAATAAAGATTGGGCTGAACGATACGGCCCAGACAAAAACAAGCAAGGAAAAGACGAGCTTAAAAAGGCAACTCTAAAAAGGGCAATTAAAGTTATCAAGTCGGCTGACCTGTTCCCTGATGAAGTAGCAGACGTTAAAAGCATTGTCGAAAAGCGAGATTTAAAGAAACGACTAGCGCAAGAGCCAGAAATTGAGAGACGTATCTTAGTTGCATATTATGCGTTTATACAATGGAGAAAGCGTGAGGAAGATGACGCAAAGTTTCTGCTGTTGGCAGAGATGGACTTAGTTGAGAACTTAAAGAAATTTTTATTGAAGAGAGGTTACGATGGCTGGAATCCTTGATATGTTAATTCCAAACCCCAACAGAAATTTAAATTCGATGTATCAGGCAGGCGATGGATCGAGAGTTGATTTTTCTCCAAAGTCAATGGCAAGGGGTGTGTTAACTCAAGGGCCAGTGGCAAGCAGTTTAACAGTAGCTAATAGCCCATATACAACAACGCAACAAAAAATCGGTGGTGGGTTAGGTGCTGGTTTGGGCGCTATTGCTGGGTTAGGTTTGCCCGGTGCTGGGCCACTAGGTATTTTAGGCGCAATGCTCAATGGAATGGGCGCATACCATGATGTCAACAATCGAGATAATTTGTCTGGCAATATGAGTTTGACACCAGACGGTATTTTATCTGGCTCAATGAACGCACCCGGTGGTTATTTTAACCAAACAGGCTCCTTAAATAATTATAACACGCTAAACACTGCCCCCGAAGATACTCAAGTAACTATGTATTCTGGAACTGACGCAGAGGAAACCGTTGATGCTCCAACAGCGGCTGCACGAACAGAATATGAGATGATGGCTGAGACGATGGATTCTGGAGATGGTGAAGGTGGTGAGGGTGGTACTGTTTTATGCACTGCATTACATTATCACGGATTAATGGCTGACGATGTTTTCAAAGCAGACGTAGCGCATGGGCGCAAACTACCAGCCGATGTAATTGCTGGTTATCATTCTTGGGCCAAACCCATAGCCCGAAAAATGAAAAAGCGTAGATGGCTTGCACAAGTTTTAGAGCCATTAATTACGCCTTGGGCTATTGAGATGGCGCACAGAGAAGGCGTGAGAGATAAGGGCCATATTATAGGTAAAATATACATGGCGATTGGTGTGCCAGCGTGTTCGTTTATTGGAAAAATTAAATGCCTTCGATTCTCGATAGCTTAATAAATAATCGGCCTGCCGCAAATACAAAATTAGCTCAAGATTTATCTGCAAGGCAACAACGAATGGGCATTGCTCCAAATGTCCAGACAATGCCGGGAATGAGCGTTTGGGAAGGATTGTTAAATGCGTTAGGGCAAGACGCAACCAACATAGGGCAAGGGATTAAATCTGGAGTTGATAACTTAGGCACGGCAATGAGACTGCCACCGGGATCACCTCCCGAAGCCTATGACGCTGTAACAAATGCGGCTATGGCAACAATGGGTCTAGGATACGGCCCTGCGGTTGGTAAAATGGCTATGGGGGCAAGACCTTCGCCATCTACTCTAAATATATTTGCTGGCCCAATGTCTAGGAAAGCTAATACAGATGCTTTAAAAAAAGCTGAAGATATGACAAAAAGTGGAAAATCAAGAGACCAAATTTGGCAAGAAACTGGATGGTTTAAAGATAAAGACGGTTGGAAATATGAAATTGATGATAGTAAGTCGCAATTTTTCAATCAAAGTGGCGCAAGAGATGTAGGTGAATCTTTAACACATGGCAAATTATATTCTAATTATCCAGATGTTTCAGGAATACCAGTAAGAACATCGTCTGATCCCAATGTCGGGGCTTCGTATGCTTACAAAGCACCGGGCAGAAGCGAAAGAATCAGTTTAAACACAAATCGTGAAGCAGGAGACATAAAATCATCTTTGTTACACGAAGTGCAACATAGTATCCAAGATAGAGAAAATTTTGCAAAAGGTGGCTCGTTAGAATCTGCTCCCAGCGCAAAAGTTTTGGCAAACAAACAAACAATGGATGAGTTAGGCGGTCGAAAAGTATTAAATAAATTTGATGAAGCTCACAAAGAAGTAATGGAATTACATTCTGTTCAACGTATCAATAATTTTAGGTCAATAAAAAAACCAAGAGATTTGGTGAATAC